CAAACATAGAAGGTGCAGTATATTCAGATGTACTTGTTAAGATGGAAGATAAAAAACAATTAACAAGAGTACCATATGATCCTAGTTTACCAGTATCAACATCATGGGATCTTGGAGTCTCAGACCATAGTGCAATAATATTTTATCAGCAGCTAGGCAAGAGTATTAATATAATTGATTACCACGAAGAACGAGGTCAAGGATTACCACACTATGTGCAGATTATTAAAGATAAAGATTATGTTTACAAAGATCATTTTGCACCACACGACATAGAAGTTACAGATTTCAGCAATGGCAAGACCAGAAGAGAGGTCGCCTACCAATTAGGAATTAGGTTCAAGGTCGTACCTAAAATACCATTAGAGGATGGCATACACGCAACCACAATGACTCTGCCTAGATGTTGGATTGATACTGACCATTGCAAAAAGCTAATAGATGCGTTAAGACATTACCACAGGAAGTACATTGACAAAAATAGAATGTTTAGATCGAAACCTGTACATGATTGGAGTTCACACGCTTGTGATGCAATGCGTTACTTGTCAGTTGGACTACAAGAAATTAATGATAGACAAACTGCTCCACAAAGTGTAGCAGATAATGAGTACAGGATTATATAATATGGGATCACTTTTTAAACCAAAAATGCCACCGCTACCACCAGTTCAACCTTTGCCAGAACCGCCTTCAGCAGAAATCTCGCAAGAGGAAAAAGACAGGATTGCGGCAGAGCAAAGAGACATGGAAAGAAAAAGAAAAGGCAGAAGGTCTACAATATTAACTGGACCACTAGGGGTTGAAGAAGAAGCTGAAACAGAAAAGAAAACTTTATTAGGATCATAATGCTAGAGAAAATTAAAAAGATATTTAAAAAGAAACCAAAAGTAAAAAAAGAAAAAAGAACTTACAAGAAAGCAATAGATCATAGTAATGATATTACTTTTGAAAACGAAGTTAAAAAACCTGAAGTAAAAGAAATTAAAGAAACTGTTTCTGAAACAAAATCAGAAACTAAATCATCACTAACATTTGGAAAATAATATGGGTGGAGCAGTAGCAAGAATAACAAAACCAATTAGACCAACTCCTGCACCTGCACCTACTCCTGTGGTTTCGCCTACTGCACCAGAAGTATCACAGGCAACAGCAACTGCAATGGATGGTTATGACTCAAGAAAAACTAAAGCTAGAGGTAGATCAACTACAATCTTAACAGGACCTAGAGGTGTTGAAGAAGAAACATTAACATTAGGTCGTAGAAGTTTATTAGGAAAATAATGGCAAAGACAGATTTAACTAAAGGTTTATTATCTAGGTTTGATAGATTGCAAGGTCAAAGAGAAAACTGGGAAACTCATTGGCAAGAAGTTGCAGACTATATGCAACCAAGAAAAGCAGATGTAACTAAACGAAGAGCTAGAGGTGATAAAAGAATGGAACAAGTCTTTGACTCATCACCAATACAAGCAGTAGAACTTTTAGCAGCATCACTACATGGTATGTTGACTAATCCTTCTACTCCTTGGTTTACATTAAGATTTAAAGATGAAGAAATACAAAACGAAGATGAAGCAAAACTTTGGTTAGAAGCATCTACAGATGCAATGTATACAGCTTTTAATAGATCAAACTTTCAACAAGAGATATTTGAATTGTACCATGACCTAATTACCTTTGGTACAGCAGCAATGTTTATCGAAGAAGATAATGATGACATTATAAAATTTTCAACAAGACATATTAACGAAGTATTTATTGCAGAGAATGATAAAGGTAGAATAGATACTATTTA